AAAATAGGGCGGTCGTTGACCGTTGAAATATTTTAACAAAATATATATAGGCTTTTTTGTTAAAACAAAATTAAATTTTCGTTGGCAAATCGGAAAGACGATTTAGACATTCTGGAAAGACAGAAAAACAAGAGTAGTGTAAATGGCAAAGCGGAAAGACGTTTGGCAATCGGACAGACGATTTTTTAACTGATTGAAAAAATCAGTAAGGAGCAGAAATTGAAAATTAAAATCACTTTGAAGAATGGCGAAAAGTATGAGGCAGACAGTTCAACAGTAACTGGAACAGATTTGAATATCTGCATTTGCGAATATGACGAGAAGAAACCGCATCTGAAAACTTTCAGCAGAAATGATATATCAGTTTTTTCAGTCAGCGATTTTGACGTAGAAAAGTTTCTTGAAGAGTAACTAATTTTATAAGGAGATTTTGGAAATATGGAAACACCAATGATTTATGGCGCAATCATTGACGCTATGGGACAGATTAACGCAATCAGCAAGGATAGGAGAAATCCTCAGCAGGGATTTGCGTATCGTGGAATTGATGATGTTATGAACGAACTGCATAGCATCTTGGCAAAGTCTGGAATATTTATTGTCCCTACAGTTCTTGACGAACAGAGAACACAAGCCCAGACATCAAGGGGCGGAAACCTTTTCTATACCCGTCTTAAAATTAAGTTTACATTCTACGCAAAAGACGGCTCAAGCATTGAAAGTGTTGTAATCGGTGAGGCCATGGACAGTGGCGACAAGGCCAGCAATAAAGCACTTTCAATCGGAATGAAGTATGCCTGCTTGCAGGTGTTCTGTATTCCGACAGAGGAAGATAAAGACCCAGACGGAATAACCTATGATGTGAAGTCAGTTACACCGATTGAAAAGCCCGCAGAAAAGAAAGCCGAAGAAAAAATCAAAATGACAGAAAACCGCCTTGAACTTGATACCCTGCTAGAAAGCAACAGAGAAAATGTATCAAAGTCAGTTTACGAACAGTGTATCAACGCAATCAAGGGGACAGACGATAGCAAGGTAGATGAAATGCTTGGCCGCCTGAAAAAGTATCTGAATACAAAGGGGATTGCAGTATGAGTGAAGAAAATCTTGAATTAGTAGTGAACAAAATTGAAATCGGTTCACTTGATACAAATATTGCCCGCCTTGAGGAAGTTGTTGACGAAAGGTTAAAGGATTACACTCCAGACGCTTATCAGGGCGATGCAGACAGAGCAAAAAAAGATAAAGCCGAATTGAATAAGGCAAAGGACACAGTCGCATCTGCAAGAAAGAAAATTATCGCAGAAGTGATGAAACCTTACACCGACTTTGAAGAACGTTGCAAAGCGCTTGAAAAGAAAATTGAAAAGGCAAGTAAAGCCCTTGATGAAATTGTTAAGGAACGCAAGGCAAAGGAAGATGAAAAGAAACGCAGTATGATTGAATTGTACTGGAAAACAAAAAACTTTGACCTTGTAAAACTTGATGCAATTTTCAATCCAAAGTGGTTGAATAAAACTTATAAAGAAAGTGATATTATTTCTGAAATCGATGAAAAGATTGCAGAAATTAAAAATAATATCGAGAGTATGAAAGATGATGATAACGCAGAAAATCTTGTCGCATATTATCTCATCTGTCTTGATATGGATAAAGTAAGAGAGTACCGCTCAAAGCTGGAACTCCAGAGAAAAGAGCAGTTTGAAAAAGAACAGTTAAAACCTGCGGTTGTTTCCGTAACTACAAAAAAAGATTTGGAACGTGCAGGCTATTATGAGGATAAGGGTAAGAAAGAATATGTTATCAATCTGTCAGTGACAGAAACAGAATTGAAAGATGTTTTAAATGCCCTTAATGAATTGGATATTAAGTACACTTATAACGAACTTGATTTTTAATCTGCAAAAGGAGAAAGAGAAATGGCAGGAAAAAAAGTAATTCTGACTGCTGGCGCAAAGCGTGTATATGACTTTATGAAAACAAATAAAAGCATTACATCTTTGCAGGCGTTTAAGGAACTTGGTGAAACACGTTTATCAGCACGGATTTTTGAAATTAAAAAGCAGTGCGATGTTAAGCGTGAATGGGTTAGCGTAAAAAATAGACGTGGTGAAACTTGCCACGTTGTAAAATATTCTTTATAGGAGATTTGAAAAAATGGCAAATGATTTGAATGTGGTTTGTCTTGTGGGAAACATCACAAGAGATTGCGGGGCAACTGAAAGGGATTTTGTTTACACTCAGTCTGGAATGTGTATTGCGACAGTATCAATCGCAAGCAATCGCAGACGTAAGCAGGGCGAACAGTGGATTGACGAAGTTTCATACTTTGATATTAAACTGTACGGAAAGACCGCAGAAAACTTAAAGCCTTATCTGACAAAGGGGCAGAAAATTGCAGTTGAAGGAAAACTTGTACAGGAACGCTGGAAAGACAAACAAGGAAATAACGCATCAAGAATTGTTATCAATGCAGATAGCGTGGAACTGTTGGGCAAGAAAGAAGGTGGCCAGCAGACAGAAAAGGCGGGCGGGTTTCCAGAAGATTTGCCCGATGACCCCACGTTCTGAAATTGAAATGATTTCAGCGGTATTTGATGGTGAAATTGTGGGAGAAAAACCTTTAAATTAATAAAGAATTATCTTGACACAATTTTATTAAAGGTTTATAATGATTTATAGAAATGAGGATAAACCTTGTTTCTGTAAATCATTTATACACGTGCAGGACACGTGAAAGGAGTAAAGTATGGATTTTTTTGGAAGTGTTTCAAGTGTTGAAGAGTTAAAGGGTGAATACCACAAGTTCTTGAACAAGTGGAAAGGTACTGACATTATGACAGAGGTTAGAAGTCAGTACGAGGCTTTACTGGAAAAATTCGGTAAAGAAATTGATGCCGAAATTGCAGAGCAGGAAAGCAAGGGCGAAGTTGTAACACTTCAGAGAGTTGACGTAAAGAATGACAAGTTCGCTGATACTCTCGAGAAGATTATCAACTTCAATATGAGAATTGAAATTATCGGCCAGTGGATTTGGTGCTTTGAAAGTTACGAATACAAGGAGCAGTTAAAGGCTCTTGATTTCTGGTTCAGCAAATCTAAAAAGGCTTGGGTTTATTCTGGAAGTAAAAAGAAACTGATTAAGAGCAGAAATAAACTTGCAGACATCAGAAAAAAATACGGCTCAGAGGTCGTAAGAGATAAGGAGTAAAGAAGATGCAGAAATTACAATACAATGAGTGGACTTTCAGTGGCGAAGTCATTTATGTAAAGGAACTTGAAAACAATGAATTTGCAGTGTCAGTAAAAATGCGGGGAGCATCCCGCAGACTGAATAGCAGTACTTCACAGATAACAGAATTCGGTTGTCTTATCGATAAGGAAGTTTACAAGCAGGCTTTGAAAAAAGGATTTGACAAGTTCTGTTATGCGACACTTGGCGGACATATTGAAAGCTGGATTAAAACATCGGCAAGAGGCGATGTAATCAAAAATCGTTTTGTTGTTGATGATATCCTTGATGTTGAAAAGAAATAAAAAACTGAAATTAAAAAAGCAGAGGGAAATATGGCCGAAAAACGGATGTTCAGTAAATCAATAGTTTTATCAGATGCGTTTCTGGATATGCCCGCAACTAGCAGATGTTTGTATTTCACTTTGTCGATGCTTGCTGATGATGACGGATTTGTTAACTCACCAAAGGCAATAATGCGACAGAGTGGAGCAACGGAAGATGATTTGAAAATCTTGATTGCGAAAAAATTCGTATTACCTTTTGAGAGCGGTGTTATCGTAATCAAGCATTGGAGAATTAATAATTATCTGCGTTGCGACAGATACAGAGAAACGAAATATCTGGAAGAAAAGCAACAGATAGAAATTGAAAAAAATGGGGCTTATACTTTCAAAGAAAGCCCCGCAATAATTCCGACAGGAATAGAAATAAGACCTGCAGAAGAAAAAGCATCAGAGAAAAAAAAGAAAGTTCCATTGTTAGAACGTGAGCCAGTAAACGATATTGAAAGAGTAGAAAAAATCTATCTTGAAAATTACAGACAACTTTTTAACAGTGGAATTGTGAAAAATGAAAAGCCGATTGTGAATTGGACTGCAAGCAGAAAACTAACAAAAGACTGTTTGCAAAAGTACGGGCTT